GTATGTGAAATAAATGAGAAAAATGATGATAAGTTACAGGAGAAATATATTACAGGAAAACCTAAACTTACAAAAGACGAAAAGAGTTTCCTTGACGGACTGGATCCTTCGTGGAGTTACATGCTGAGAAATGGAAAAGGGCAACTATATCTTGCCAGAAAAGATGAGTCTATGTACGGAAGTAACTTCAAATATTTGTATTTAGAGGGCATAACAAATGCAAAGTTTGATTTTGTTGAAGCAGAAGGCGAAAGCTGGTTGATTTCCGATTTAAAAGAATGCGAGGTGGAATCGTGAGACTGATTGATGCGGACAGGTTGAGGAAAATATTTGAGGATGGAGAGTGTCCTTGCAAATTGCAATATACATTACTGGGAATTGTAGATGTACAGCCGACAGCTTTTGATGTGGACAAGGTTATCAACGAATTAAAAAGAGATAAATTTATCGAATCAGAATGCGTATTATCTGACATACATCAAGGATATAATGCTGGACTGAACAGAGCAATCGAAATTGTGAAAGGTGGTGGAGCTGAATGAATAAAGTATCAGGTGAAATTTTAGAAGAATTAAGAGATAGCATGGTAGGAAGAAGATATAGACATTTCAAAGGAAGAATCTATATCGTTACTGATCTTGCAGTGAATACAGAATCTGATGAAATTATGGTGATTTACAAGTGCTTTACAGACCCGCTTGTAACATGGTGCAGACCGTTAAGTATGTTTACAAGTGATGTGGACAGAAAGAAATATCCAAATGTAAAGCAGAAAAGAAGATTTGAACCACTTTCGAGAACACAGGAGGATAACACTATATGAGAGAGATTCTTTTCAAGGGAAAGAAAAAAGATAACGGTGAATGGATAGAGGGATACCTGTTGGATGGTGGAATGCCGGGAGAAAAGCGAATATTCATAGGGAAATTGGTAATAGGCAAATGGACCGTTATGGCGGATGAATTTGACGAAGTTGATCCGGATACAATATGCGAGTACACAGGATTAACAGATAAGAACGGCAAGAAAATCTGGGAGAATGATATTTTGATGTGTCATGGAAATTCAGAAGACCTTGTAAAAACGGTATTTGGAGAATTTGGTGTAAGAAATATTGAAACCGGGTCCATAGTAGATAAAGTTGTCGGATGGCATTATGAGATTATTCCGACAGACGCAATCAGCAGATGTGAACCATTCTGCTATTCAATGCCACTGACCAAAGATTATATCGACAGGTGCGAAATGGAAGTAGTTGGAAGCATTTTTGACAATCCAGAATTATTGCAGGAGGAATCAGATGAGTAAATCAGTGTTAGTGATAGATACACCAGAGAATTGCTATGATTGCCCGTTCGGAACTGCATACTGCGGCGAGCTTGAATATGTGGGCTATTGTGAATTAGCTGGCTGTTTAGATTATGATGTAATTCTGATGACAGAAGAACATTATGATTGTGAAAGCAAATCAAGACCTGAATGGTGTCCGCTTATGGATTTGCCAGAAAAAGATAATGGAGATTATCTGGCCAACACATTTGATGCAGGATTTGTAGAAGGACGAAACCAGTGTATTGATGAGATTACAGGAGGCGAAGTAGATGAAAAATGAACAAATGTTGCGCTAGTCAAGACGGTATATGTAGAAACACTATTCTATTCGGAACTAAATGTGACGGGTACAAAGAAAGATGCACGCTGAGGCCGGCTTATAGTACTCTTGAACGAACAGTGAAAAATTATCAGCATAGCTTAAGAAAAATGTTTGGAGCGGAGGATTAATATGAAGTCAGAAGAAGCATTAAAAGAATTAAGTTATGATGGCACGGCTTATGGCGGTAAATGTACACATGAAGTCAGACAAAGAGCTATTAAAGCACTTGAAAAGCAGATTCCAATGAAGCCAAATAATATAAAATCTATCCTTGATTTTTCTGGCAGATATTATACGACAAAAGGTAACTGTCCAGTTTGCAACAGTGAGGGACTTTATAAATCAGATTTTTATTGTAATAAGTGCGGGCAGAAATTAGATTGGGGTGAAGAAGATGGCAGATAAAATATGTAAAACTTGCATTGAAAACGACAACGGGCTGTGCGACCGTAAAGGAATTATGGTGAAAGAGGATGATACTTGCGAAAAGTGGAAAAGCAAGAATTCACCGGACTGGAGAACGAGAATGTTAAACACGTTTCTGGCCGGACACTAAGGAGGAAAGATGGTTCCGAAATTATATGAGGTGAGAGACAGATCAGGCGAACTGGTGCTAGAGAATGTAACGGCTGGAGAAATTAAAGAAGAGCTGCACTGTACAACTGCACAGGTCAATAATTCCAGAACAACAGGAGATTATATATTCAAAAAGTATAAAGTGAAAGAAGTCGCAAACTGAGCAGACGACTCGATATATCCTTGCTTCTGGAATTTGATTCTGTTCGCCTCTGGTTTTTAGAAAGTAAGAAAGGCGGCAAGAAATGAATAAGAGACAGAAAAAGAAGCTGTTCAGAAAGGTAATAGGCTCAAATCCGCCAGAGGAGCTGATTTATACCAGCCTGGATTACCATATTTTTGTAGACAAGCCCTGGGGTGGACTGACAGCCTTGAAGAAGCGGGAAGCTACCAGAACAGTGGAATGTTTTAACCGTAATATCCGAAATAGAAACATCCAGATCAGAACGTCACGGAGGTATATCAGATGACAGGACGGAATAATGAAGGTTATCCGGATCCGGCAGCCAGTAAGGCAATCCGTGCAGCAGACCGAATGCCTCAGCATACATATAGAGATTATTGCATACTTAGAGCTATGGCATGTCGAATGGGATTAAAGATAACTGGGGTAAAGGATATAAAATCCGGTAAAGAGTGGAACCGATGAGAATAGGCCGGGAGCTGATAATAGTTCCCGGCTAAAAGCATGAAAAGAAGGAAAGGGGAGCGATACTGATGGACAAGAATATCCTGGAACAGTACATAGAATTAAAAGGGGAAATACAGGATCTGCAAGACAGAATAGACAAAGATGAACGCAGACTTGTGGAAATAGAAAAAGAAGGAGTAGTATCCGATACAGTAAAGGGAACCAGAAGTAATGGAACCTTTGGCTCAATCAAAATCACCGGCTATCCGCTTCCCGAATATGATCGGGTAAAAAACATGATAAAGAAAAGAGTAGCAAAACTGCATATTTTAGAGGATGATCTTTTAAATGCAATAAATGAAGTAGATGATTTTATTGAGAAGATTCCCGAAAGTGATCTTAGAATGATGTTTCGTTTTAAATATTTAGATGATATGACCTGGGCAGCAGTTGCCATAAATATGAATTACCGCTTTCCGAAGAAAAGAATTAAATATACGGAAGATAGCTGCCGAAAGCGCCATAACAGATATTTGGAAAAAATTGTAAATTTTAAAAATGTCCGGTCATGTCCACTTTTTCTATGATACTATGTAAACTGAACTCAGTGGAAGATCATACAGAGTTCTCCTTCCCTTAGATGTCTGCCAGTACCCACTTGGCAGACTACCAGAACATCTCGCCAAGTGGGAGCGAGCGTGAGCCATGGAGCCGCAGGTTCGAATCCTGATGTTCTGCTTTTCTCCTATGGAGAAATTCAAACCACATACATTTTTAAAAACGTCCTGTAGAAATATGGGGCGTTTTGCAGTATTATAAAAGAAAATGCATGTGGGAGGAACAAATGAATATTTTAAAATTATTTAATGAAGTTATTCAGTGGTGTGATGGAAATGTTGGATTTTTAAATGTAATATTATCGATATGCACGTTGACGTTAACTATTACAATTGCGAAAATTCCATATAAAAAGAAAATTGTCGGAACGTTGGAAATTATGCAGGAAAAAACAAAACATGATCCGTTTTTTAAATGCTATATAAACGTTTACTTAACTAATGTAGGAAGAACACCAATTTATATTAAAAAAATTGAAATAGTAAAACGAAGAAGAAAAAGCATCGGCTCGTTTCTTATGAATCTAGGACATGGACAATGTAGAGAACTTAATATGGGAGAAAAATGCTCCTACTCAGGAATGTTTATTGATCCAATACTTGACAAACATTCTACAAACTTAAATGGACATGTGAGAATAAGAGTGACAGATATAGCTGGAAAAAGATATTACATATCGCGAACCTTTCCAGTAGGATAATGTTAAAGCTTAGACATTAAGATGAATTACAATAAAGGCAGCCTTCGGGCTGCTTTTTCTATACTCAAAAACGAAACAAATGAGAGGTGGTGAGGCTTGGCAAGAGCACCTAGCAGTAGCTTACAACATAAAAATTAAATTTTAAGGACATTTAGCTCAGTGGTTAGAGCAACCGGCTCATAACCGGTCGGTCCTGGGTTCGAACCCCAGAATGTCCATAATTACCGCGGGATAAAGTAACGGAAACTTACAGGCCTCCTTAGCCTGGAATGGCGGTTCGAATCCGTCTCCCGCTATCAGAGAACAGGAGGGATGGCATGATATACAAACGATGTAGCAGATGCGGGGGTAGGGTACCAGCAGGGACTACGTGCCCGTGCAGAAAGAATAACATCAGAGAGTATGCAAAGCCAACCGGAATAAAGAAAGAATACCACACACAACGGTGGAAGAACCTGAGGCAGGTTGTGCTTGACAAATATGACGGGCTGGATATCTACATGATGTACAAACATAACAGAATAGTGACAGCAGATACGGTACACCATATTGAATTATCGCAAGATAGACCTGACCTGTTCTATTCAGATTCAAATTTGATTCCAGTCTCAAGAACTGGACACAAAGAGATACATAAACGATATGAGGAAGAGGGAAAGGCAGCAGTGCAGGAGGAATTGAGGGGCTTTCAGGAGCGTTTCAAGACCACCGGGGGATAGAAAAAAGTTTTGATTGGATTCCCCACGACCACGTATGCCCCTTTCTTTCCGCAAAATTCTAAAAACGAAAAAAAAGTTGGCAAATGAGAGGAGGGAGGCCGTAGGGCAAGACCGAGGGTGCCGGTAGAATTGCAAACCGGACATTTAAAAGTTATTGACGGACAGAAGAAAAGAGATGCAGAAGACCAAGTAAAAACCGAGAAAAATCAGCTCAAACGACCTCCTTCCTGGCTGATCGATGATGTCGCCAAGAAAGAATGGAGAAGAGTTGTAAAAGAGTTAAACAAGTTAAATATAGTCGGAAATTTGGATCTAAATAATATCGGAGGCTACTGTAATGCTTTCGCAAACTATGTAAAAGCGACAGAAATATTGAGTCAGCAGACGTATTATGTTGACCGAGAAACCAGAACAGGAGTAATTGTTGTAAAAAACCCCATGGTTGATATTCAGAAAGGATATGCAGAAGAAATGAGACGCTTCGCCGCCTTGTGCGGGCTGACAATTGATTCAAGACTAAAAGCAGGAACGGTGAAAGCAAATAAGCAGCAGGAAGAAATTGAGAACCGGTTCGGTGCTATATGATTCTTGATGAACTTAAAAAATACGCTCATGATTGCATATCTGGGAAAATTATCAGCGGCAGAAAACATATATGGGCCTGCGAAAGATTACTGAGAGATATTGACCGAATCGGTCAACCGGATTTTCCATACGTCTGGGATGAAGACCAGGCGGAGAACATTGTAGAATGGTTTGCACTTTTGAGACACAGCAAGGGAATTCTGGCGAAACAGCCGATAATGTTGACTCCTTGGCAAAAATTCCGTATATGTCAGCTGTACGGATGGATACATAAAGACACTGGATACAGAAGATTCAAGAAATATTTTACTGAAGTGGCCAGAAAGAATGCGAAATCTCAGGAAGAGGCAGGAATTGCCTTGTATGAAGCAGCAGTGACTTCTACCAAAAATGCAGAGGTATATGAGATTTATACAGCTGGCACAAAACGTGATCAGTCAAAAATCGTATTTGGAGAAGCTGGTCTGATGTTACAGGGATCACCTTTGAGAATGAGATTCAAAGTAACCAGGGACTGTGTAAAACACTTAAAAAGTCATAGCACGATAAAACCATTGTCGAAAGACGATGGAAAATCTGGAGACGGTACAAACCCTGCATTACTCGTCTTAGATGAATATCACCAGCACAAAACAACTGAATTTTACGATTTAGGCATAGGCTCCAATACAAAGGAGTCTCTTTTGATGATCATAACAACAGCCGGTATGGATCTGACCTATCCGTGCTATGTAACAGAATATCAGTATTGTTCTAAAGTTCTGGATCCAAATACAGATGTAGAAAATGATGAGTACCTGATTGACATCTGCGAAATGGATCCAGAAGACTATGAAGACATTTCGAATCTGGATAATGAAGAAAACTGGAAGAAAGCAAACCCGATCAGAATGACTTATCCGGAAGGTGCTGATAAAATTCGCGGAGAATACAAGATCGCCAGAGAACAGCCGGAACACATGACTGCATTCCTTACAAAATGTCTGGATGTATGGGTACAAGCAAAAGAAAACGGATACATGGACATGGCAAAATGGAAGGCTTGCCAGGTGGACGAGCTGCCATTTGATATTACAGGGTATCCGGTATATGTAGGATTCGATATGTCTGCAAAGACGGACCTTACATCTGTGGCTTTTGTAATTCCATTTTTATCTGGGGAGTATGATGCGAATAGAAAAGAAATAGTAAAATATATTATTTGGTCCCATAGCTTCATTCCAACAAGAGAAAAGCTCCAGGAACATATTATGAAAGATAAAGTTGCTTATGATGCCTGGGAACGAATGGGATTTCTGGATGTAACGGATACACCGATTGTAGATCAGGGAGCGGTTATGAGGTATGTACTTGAAACCTGCGAAAAGTTAAATTTAAAAATACAGTGTCTGTGTTTTGATCCTGCAAATGCAAGCAAATTAATGATGGATCTGTCGAACGAGGGATATGACGTTGAAGAGGTTTTTCAGAGCCATAAACATCTGAATGAAGCAACACAAGGGTTCAGAGAACAGGTTTTCTGCGGAAATATAATATACACTTACAATCCGCTGCTGAATTATGCGATGAGTAATGCGGTAATCCGGCAGAGTAATGGACTTATCAAAATTGATAAGGACGCAACAACAAAGAGAATTGACCCGGTGGATGCAACATTATGTGCTTTTAAGCTGGCAATGTTCCACACCTTCGGGGATGATTACGGAGATTATATTGATAACTTTATAGAGGAGATATTACACGAGGATTCTACAGAAAATTAAAAATATGTGGAATTCCCTTGTCGGAGAATCTATATCGCTGGATGATGAGAAACTTCTGGATTGGCTTGGCATTGAACCAGATACACCGAGAAATGCAATTGGGGAGGTTACATATTTCACCTGCCTGAAGATGCTCTCTGAGACAATGGGAAAAATGCCACTGAAATTTTACAAACAGACGGACAAGGGAAAAATTCGAGCAGAGCCGAATCGAACATCAAGACTATTGATGGAAAGACCGAATCGGCTCATGACCCCGACAACATTCTGGGGAACAATAGAATACAACTGCGAACATTATGGAAATGCATATGTCTGGATTCAGACAAAGTTTGAAAAGAAAGGCCGTTTCGGAGGAGAATATAATGTTCTTTCATTCTGGCCGATGCAGAGCAATTATGTAGACGTTTTGATAGATGATGTGGGTGTATTTGGAGAAGCAGGAAATTTATACTATCGTTATAGCGATCCAAAAACCGGAAAAACATATACGTTTTCACAGAATAATGTGCTGCACTTTAAAACATGGAGTACATTTGACGGAATCATGGGGAAACCTGTACGCCAGATACTGAAAGATTCCATAGCTGGTGCGATTGAGTCACAGAAATATCTTAATAAGTTGTATGTGAGTGGGTTGACTGCAAAGGCGG